GAGAACGGCTTAGACGGTGGTCTCGTCGCTATCTCTGATCATGGTTTGATCATTGATAAGATTGCGATGCCTACAAAGCAGATGTCAAAAAAGCGTGAGATTGATGTCAGAGAAATTAAGAAGTGGTTGATGTATTTAAACACGCCATTCTTACTAGCTATCGAAGAGCCACTAGCCCACGCTAAAAGTTCTCAAGCTGTTCGATCTATGGCATTGAGCTTCGGCAAACTTCTGGGCATGGCAGAGACATGCGATTTTGATGTCTGCCGTGTCTCAGTTCACAAGTGGCAGAAGGCGATCTTAGGATTCCGACCAAAAGGGACAACTAAGAAAACCGCTCTCGCCAAGGCTGAAGCTATAGCGCCAGATGAGAACTGGTTAAAAAACAAGAGGTGTAGAACCCCCCACGATGGAATGGTTGATGCGTTCCTGATTGCCCGTTATATTTGGGAAGGGAAAAAAATTGAAGAAAGTTCTTGAGTAACTTTTCGGGTCTGCCATGTTCCGTTCATGGCAAGAATACAAAAGATCACAAGATCAGATAAGCACCACCAATATGCTGAGAAACATATGGCCTTTTCTGATGCGGGGGGTATGGAATTACGAGACTACTTTGCAGGACAAGTTTTGTCCCGCATCATATCTGAAGATGACGATATGCGGGATGTTGCTAATTACGCATATGATATGGCAGACTGGATGATGGCAGTCAGAGATGAGCGTTCCATGTAATGAGTGCTCAACCTAATCACACAGAGAGAGGACACGCTGAGTTTTCTCCCAGCCAGCTAAAATATTTAGCAGGGTGTTCTGGCTATCAAGGTCGTAGTGGCACTAATGCAGCAGCAGCTATGGGAACACGCATCCACGAAGCGTTGGAGATCGAAGACCCATCCAATCTTCAAAGCGAGGAAGAGGTAAGTATCTACAATGAGATACTCACGGATCAAACCGAATACTTAGCAAACTACAAAGACAATAGGAGGTTAACGGAGGAACACGCTGAGATTCAACTTGATGTCAAACTCGAAGGAACTGAAACTTACGGAACTTGCGATTACCTGTGCATCTTCGATAACGTCGATGGAGTCTTAATTGATTACAAAACAGGTATCTCCAAGATAGATACTCCAGCTAAAAACTTTCAAGCGAAAGCCTACACCGTTGGTTGTTTTCAAAAATACCCAGAACTCACCTGCATTGACTTTGTTTTCTTTGTCCCGCAGCGAAACGAAATATTATCAGATACGTTCTACCGAGAAGACCTCGATGAGTTAATCGAAGAGTTATCAGACGTAATTTTAAAAGCAGAAAAGGTTCGCCCCAAATGGGAGACGGGGACTCCCAGTCTGGAAGAACTGACCCCGACTGTCGATTGCAGGTTCTGCAAGCATGAAGATACCTGCCCAGCCCTCGGTGGATTAGTTGTTGAAGTTGCTAAAAAAGTAGACCCTCAACTACCTGACGTTGATCTAGATACAGTTGAAGATCCAGAAGTGGTGGAGCAACTCTACATGATTGCAAAGATTGTTACCAACTGGGCAGATCGTTTCAAGAAAAGGGCTATTAAACTAGCAGAAGATGGAATCGAATACCCCACTCTCCGTCTCAAAACGATGAGGGGGCGAAGAAACGTGACTGACTCAGATACATTTTTAAAGATTGCTAAAGATTTTGGGGTTGATAGTGAAGAAGTTTTACGCCATGTATCTCTGCCGCTTGCCAAGATTGCGAAGGCTGTGGGAGACACGGCAGAGAAAGGTGAGAAGAAAAGACAATCAGATCAATTTTTAGATGCCTGTAATGACTCAGGTATTATTGAAGAATCTGCTCCTCGACGAACTTTGTCGTAGAGCAAAAACAAAGAAACAAGAAACATCGAAACATAGAAACATCGAAACATGAGTAAGAAAGAAAACGAGCTTGCTGAAGCTCCAAACACCAGCCTAGTTCCATCGCTATCTGATACGTTGGATCAAAATGACATCGACATCCCAAGGGTGAACGTGGTTCAAAAGACCAGTGACATCTTTGGAGCCGATGGTGAACCAGCACCATATGGAAGCCTAGTGCTTGATAAGCGTGTTGTTATTGCAAAACCCGAAGAAGCAATTCAAGTGGTTCCAATGTCGGCAGTAAAATCATGGCGTGAGGACATTCCTTTCGACAATGATGAAATGCCCCGCATTGCAACATCTCAAGATGAAAAGGCTCGCCTATCTCTAGATAGTGAGTATCCAATCTTAGAATTTGCTGAGATTACATTACTGTTTAAAGGTGCTGAAGACGATTCAGAAACCTTCCCGTTCCCCCTTGGAAAAGGTAACTACGCCATTGGGCGAATTAACGTAGCTAAAGATGCATACCGACAAACATTCAAAAGACTCGCTACCTTTGCGATGTTCAACAAGAAAACACCGATACATAACAGACTGTGGAATTTTAAATCCACTCTTATTACTCGGGGTAAGTATAGTTGGTATGCACCAGCTTTGGCGATTACGAACGAAGAACCGTCAGAAGAAGTCTTAGATTTTGTAGGAGGGTATTTAGGACATGAGTAAAGTCAGCCCAAGCCCACAAGACAGAAGAAAGATTCTTGAGATTGAGATTTCAAAAATGCGCGAACTAATCCAACGGATTGAGGAAGCAATTGAAACATCGAAGCTCGACTTGCAAATGTCAAATGTTGTATTGGATTCTCTTGAAGACGCCTTTAAAGCTTTACCTGAGCAGACGGAAATCGCAGTTGCGGAAATCGTCGAAGACTTGAAATAACTTTTGGGACAGGGTATTGCGGCGGCGTCTTTGTGTGTTCGCTAGTTATAACATCGCCTTGGGGGTAACCGCATAAAAGCCCCCCACCAAAATAAAGCCTCACCCCCACGACTATGGGTTTCCATCACCTAGGGGGTGGGGCTACTTTTTAAATATACATGAATAAAATTATATATGCTGTGGACTTCGAAACATACTACGACAAAGAATGTAGTATTCGAACATTAGGTCCACTTGGGTATTTTTCTCACCCAAAATTTGACGCTTACATGGTGAGCGTAGTTGGTTCGGACGGTTTAACTTTTGTTGGGCATCCCGAAAAATTCGATTGGTCATTATTAAATGACAACATCGTCCTATCGCACAACGCCTCTTTTGATGAGACCCTTCATCTCTATGCGGTATCTATGGGTTGGTGGGACAGTTGTTCTCCAGCGGAGTGGCATTGCACGGCAGATCTAGTGGCTTATTGCAAACTTCCCAGATCGCTTAAAGGGGCTACTGCTAAACTCTATGACATCCAAGTTGATAAATCTACCCGCGATAATATGTCGGGGAAAAATTGGAGTGAGATGAGTGAAGAGTTCCAGAAGGAGGTGAGTGAGTATGCTATCAAAGATAGTGAGCTTTGCTTACGATTGTGGAATAGTCTGGAAGATAAGTGGCCGCAATTCGAAAGGAGTGTTAGTCGATTGAATAGGACAATTGTTCAGCGTGGAATCCCCATAGACTTAGACCTACTAAAGACTCAACTCGAAACAATCAAAGTTAGTTTATTCGAAGCGGAAGAAGACATTCCTTGGTTGGGTGAAAAGCCTCTATTGAGTAGGGCAGCATTTAACTCTCAATGCCTTCTTGTTGGTATCGAGCCTCCAGCTAGTTTAGCTCAAACAGATAAGGACTCTCAGGAATGGGTGGAGTATCACAGCAAAGAGCATAAGTGGGTTTCAGCCGTTAAAGACTGGAGAAGGATAAACTCTCTAAAGAAGAAGCTAGAAGCATTTGATAACGCCACTATGTCTGACTCCCGTTACTATGGCGGCTGTATGTATTTCGGAGCGCACACTGGTAGGTTCAGTGGTTCGGGTGGAAACTTAAACCTACAGAACTTACCAAGGGAAGAAATGTTTGGGGTCAATCTCCGACATCTTATCAAGCCTCACAAACTTAAAAGACTAGTCGTTGTTGACCTCTCCCAAATCGAAGTGAGAACACTTTGTTGGTTAGCAAATGATAAAGAAATGCTTAACGAGATCGCAGAGTGTGATGACATCTATGAAGCGTTCGCGATTCGGTTTGGAATGTGGAACCCAGACGAAGAAGATAAATCCTTTAAGAAGCACCCCAAACTTAGACATTCAGTAAAAGGAATGGTTCTGGGGTGTGGCTATGGTGCAGGAGCAGGTCGTTTTGCTTCGATGTCCAACATCTCCGAAAAGGAAGCTGAGAAGAGAGTTAAGAAATATAGGAGTAAAATGCAGAGGGTTAAAACCCTGTGGTCCAAATATAACTCGGAAATCGAGGGTTCTCACGAAGCTAGTCAGCAGATCCCTACAGAGTTCACTGTAGAACTCCCTAGCGGTAGGGTTATTAATTATGGTGTTCTTACGGCGACTCCAGATTGCGGAAGATTACATTTTATAGCTGGTATTCCTAGACACGGAAAAATCCTGCCCGTTCGTCTTTGGGGAGGATTAGTAGCAGAGAATGCTTCACAAGCATTAGCTAGGGATATATTTTCCGATATGATGCTGCGTGTCGAAGAAGCTGGTTACAAAATAGTGATGCATGTCCACGACGAAATGGTCATCGAAGCTAGGGAAGAAGATGCAGAAGACACACTAAAAGAGGTTACAAGAATTATGTCGGAACCTCCGGCATGGATTCCTGATATCCCCCTATCTGCTGAAGGGTCAATCCTAACACGCTATGAAAAATGAAATACAGATACATTGAAAATTTACGATCAAAGAAATGCACACCGTGTGACGATATGTCTAAAGTTTCGGTTAATCCGAAACCTACATTTAAGTCAAAAGCTGAATACAGAGAATGGTGTGGTAAGCAAACAACAAAGCATTGCTTCTATAGTCTAGCAGAAGGACTAGCTCCTAACTCTCGAATAGAGGGCGAAAACAAAGTGCGGAGAGTTCACGGTGTAGCTGCTGACTACGATGCCCCCGTGGACTGGATTAATGTGGATAATACTATCAATGTTAAGTGTGCTGGTTGTATGCCCAGTTGGAGATCTAAAACTCAGAGTGGATACGTCAGGGTTGTGTTTGAGTTCGAAGAAGCTATATCCGTCCCAGACTTCTTGTATAAAGGTTTTATGCGCGAGCTTAAAAACTCGATTGGCTTTCATATGATATTCGCTGGGTATGATGTTAAATCTGAAAACCCTTCTCAATATTTCGAGATTGGAAAAGACTGGGTTTCTTTAGGGGGATCTGTTTCCCCTGCTGTAGTTCAAACAGCACTAATTAAAGCTGCTCAAAGTAATCCTCCAGAATCAAAAGAGACTTCGATACCAATTGAAAAGATTGCACAAGAAGTTGATAAACGATTCCCCAATAGGTGGGTGGGTGATTTAGAAGTAGGTTCTAGAGGCCCACTGTTTTGGATTGACGATGGGATTGATAGAGAAGGTTGTCAGGTATTTGAAGATGGGTGTATTGTCTACTCAGATCGAGATGAAGGTTGGAAGACTTGGCGAGATATCTTTGGTAAAGAGTTTGTAAAGAAATACGAAGAAGAGAAGATGGGTAATCTACTCGATGAGTATTGGTTTAACGGTAGGCAATTCTTTAAACTTCTAAACAAGATTGCACAACCAATCCCAAGAGATCAACTCGTCCTAGAACTTAAACAGCGTGGCTTTAAACAACGCGCTAAGAAAGGTGAAAACCTTTCAGAAGTCGAGAACGCCATCCTAGTCATTAGTAATCAAAATAGAATTAACGAAATCGCCCCAATTGTTTTCAGAAGGGATAAGCGTGTCGTTAGTTTTAACGGTCTCAGAATTCTTAATAGTTCTAGCATCGAGCCAATCTTAGCAGCGGAAGATGGCGACTTCGATAAGTGGCCTTGGATCAATAAGTTCTTCGATCAGTTCTTCGTAGACTCCACAGACGTTAGAGCGAAGTATTACTTTTTCGCTTGGTTCCAGAGATTCTATGCGGGGGTTATAAATAATCGGGAAGATCAGGGGCAAGCTTGTATCCTAGTTGGTCCCGCTAAAAGGGGTAAGACTCTGCTATCAAATAAGATTATCTCTGCTGCTGTTGGTGGTTATGCCGATGCTAGTGATTATCTTTCGGGAGGAACTAAGTTCAATAAAGACTTAGGGAGAGCCGCTGCTTGGGTTATTGATGATACCGTAAGTGCTGCTTCATTCCAAGATCAACGGAAAGCAACAGAGCTAATTAAACGTGGTGTAGCTAACCCAAGAATAGAGTTCATGGCTAAGTTTTCAGACGCTGTTACTCTCCCTTGGGCTGGTAGGATTATCGTTAGCCTCAACGACGATGCTAACAGTATGAGCGTTATCCCAACACTAGACTCTAGTAACCGAGATAAACTGATGGCTTTCAAGATCTGCCCCAAGCCGTTTAAGTTCCCCAAGAAATACGATCTAGAAGATATACTCGATAAGGAGCTTCCTCACTTTCTAGCTTGGTTAGAGAAATGGAAACCACCTGAAGAGGTTCTCGACGATGATAGATTTGGAGTTAAGAGCTACATTGATAATAGTATTGCTTATGCGGCTTACGATAACTCAAGTAGATCTCAAGTAGCCGAACTCATCGACTTCTTCTCTAAAGCTTGTAGAGAACAGAACGATAGGATGGAGCAGTGGCGGGGAACTATCACTGAGTTCCAAGTCGCGATTCACACCTATAATAATGGTAGGGCGCTAGGAGCTTCTAATAAACTAGAGTTCGTCCGTAATGGGTTAGCGCATTTAGAAGATGCTGGTAAATCTAATAAAGGTATAAGACCTATAAAGTCTGTTGGCAAAGGGAGTGGTAAAGTCTGGGTGATCGATGTCACTGAGCCTTTCGATATCGACTTCGAAGACTCTACAGAGAGTTCGCTGGACGCAGTGCTGCAATAGGTAAGTGATACCCATCTACTTTGTATTTAAAACCAAAGTCATCTAACTCACCTCTCTTTTTAAATTCCCCTGATCTCTGAATCTTGAGTCCTGTAGCCCAACCCAGAACCCAAGCCATTGAGAAATCTTTACGGACACGAACAAAGAAGTATGAGTTAGCTCCTAACTTCTTCCCCTCTGCACAGTTCACCGATGCTGTGTAGTGGGGTTGGGGTTTCCCCGCACATCCTTTAGCTTTAACGTCTATAGTTCTTTTCCCCAGAACGTAGTCGTGGGTAAATACTTTATCCCCCACGTATAAGGATTCAGGATACAGCTTTTCAAAAGCAACCTCCCCGATAAAGCCTGTCATTCTCCCAGCCCCCCTTGTAAATGAATTTGGAAGAACCCCCAAGTCTTCGCTACGTTCAAACGCTTCTTTAATATCGTCGCTGTTAGGCGTAAAGATCAGCATCCCCTTAGTCCTAGAGAACTGAGGGGGTAGCTTTTTTCGTTTCATCCTTTAATAGTTCGTTTAATTAACCTGTCGTATGCGGGGAAGAAGACTTCTTCCATGCACCTAACTACAGCTTCTTGTTCAAATGTTTCACAAAAACCTACCCCCGAAATGCACAAGCTTGCTTCCATCAACTCATGCCTCAAGGTCTCTAAGCAATCCTTATCGTCTAGATCCTTGTGGATTGTAATCAATTTCTGGTCATGGCTATAGTAGCCATAAAGATCTTGATCACTTAAATCTCTTTGAACAATTTTGACAGTCTGCCCAGCAACCCTCAGACTTTTAGGAACCCTCATCAGAGTAAAAGTTGTTGATCGCATTAGCATACACCGAAGCTAATCGACTCAAGTCAGATCTAATCAAAGCCACATCACTCTTGTTTGAGCCAAAGAAAGGTTCCGCGATACACGCATAGCAGGGGGTCTTTCGTAAAAACATGGAGCCCCTACTCCCCTTTGATCGAGACTTAACTCCCCTAGCTTTTAACTCAGGGTATTCGCTGACCATTGATTCGTGAATCTTGTAAGCTAAAGCCTTCCCCCCTTTACTTGATTCCCAATGCAACCATTCATGGCCCGTTGCTTTGGGTCCGGCAGCATTGAAATGGAACTCGATACAGGCATCAATTCCATCTTTGCGCATACGCCTAGATACATTGTTGATCGCCCCTACATAACTCGATGCACCATAATCATCGTAAATCTTGTAAGGGACTTTAAGAAGCGGAGTTACCAAAGGCATTAAGTTCGAGTTGAATTCGTGTTCACTCACACTGTCATCACCAACAGTGTATGCTCCACTATCTCCTCTCCTCGAATGTCCAATGGCTAACCCAATCATTTTTTAAGCATTTTGTATATAGTCACAACAGCTACTG